CCATGATCACTTTCATCTCCTGTGGGTCGCAGATGATACTGCAAAATTTCGCCTCCGCGAATGACCGATGTTCTTTCAATTTCAAAAGTATGCCAAGACCATCAATCAAGTCCGGGTTCAGCTTATATGCAGCAATCAGTCCGTCGTCACCTTCAAATAGACCGACGATGTCATCTGCTTTGAGCACCAGTTCCTCAACACTAGCGTGCGGATTCAAAGTTCTCAACTTCAAATAAGAACTAATCAGCCAGTTGAGGAAACCGTTGGCTGAAGAGGTCCAGAGAGCACCAGACATCAACCTTTGCTTACATTCAGCCGTGATCAATTTGGTGACTATTCTACTGTTCCCTCTTATCAGCCGAGCCAACAAACGGCGCTCCTTGGGTGTTAGTATGTCTCGAGCACAATGCATCATCCAGTAAAGCACAAGCTTGCTGTAAACTCCAGAATGATGTGCCTCCATGCTCGTGAAGTCCGTTTCAAAAACTGGTCCATCCCCAAAAGTATCTTTCAATCTTTGAGGCCAGTCTCGTGGCTGTGTGTGTTTCACAAACCATCGATGCGTTTTAGTTCCTGCAAACAACTCTTCATCAATGGCTTGAATCAGCGGACCTAACACCAATTTCACCTTGTCCGAGTAACTGTTGATAAGTCTTGGATGCTTAGGTTCTGCGTAAATTTCATCCTTGATGAAACTCTTAGCTTCCAAATCTTTGCTTTCAATGTCAACAGTGTTCTTCAGTAGCTCGAGCAAGGATTTTGCTCTTGGTCCTGGGTAACTCCCACGTGTCACCCACTCATCAATGCTACTCCTACTCGTTGCCTTACCTATGTACGTCCTGACCATGAGCTTCCCAAAAGCTTCAAAGTCTTTCAAGGTGCTTTCCCTCCCCTTAGGCATCGCCCTGAGGACCCGATGGATCCCAGCAGATAGGTGGTTGTCTAGGAAACCATAATCATAGTTTCTAGGCACCATATAAAGCAAATTTGTATCTTCATCTCTAAGATGAAGGTGAGAGTTGAAAAAAGATACAACTTTTCTGGGCACGTCGGTATTTACAGTTTTTACAGTGATCCTCGTCCCAGGTTCGATCTTATTGATCTCCAATTGTTGGTCCCACTCTCTCAAGCCGTAGAGGGGAACGGGCCATTCCCCCCGCGGAAAGGGTTTCGGTGACGTATTGGGTCATTGCTCTTCTCGTACATGTCAGTGGCCCAGTAATACAATCGTGCCGCGTTATGGTCATCCAGACCATCAACCGCACCTGAGCACACCTGATCAAATATGAAATTCTTCATTGATATCAGAGCAGAGGAGCCTGTAGACACAGAGCCCGTCTTGTTCTCTAATATCTTTGCCCAGGGTACACTCATGTACTTACTTCGAGCCAGAGGGTACGATTTGTCCTCATGTCGGTCAAAATACCAACTTGAGTACTTCATGGTCGCACGCACGTCATAATACACCAATTGGTCTTTCCGTTTGGTGTAATATCGAGTGTCAAGAGGATTCTCTACAAGAGGCCCCTCAAAATCGATTTCGTGTTTCACGTAGCTTTTTGTCCCGATTGTGAAATACCAGTTCTTCTCGATTGGACTTCGAAAATCTACCATCCGGTTCTTCACGCGTCTCACCCCCACAGTGTACATCTCTGGCTTGTGGAAGCTGTCTTCATACATCCACCAATAAATGGCGAATGTAGGGCGAATTGACAAAGGTATCAGTACCATTGACAGCAATATGGCGAAACCGGGATCTACGCAAAGTGCGACATAACCCAACACCGAGAATACTAAAGCCCAGATAGATAGTATCCAGAACCTTGGATCCTCGTACCAATGAAGACGCCTGCGAATGATGTCACCTACAATCGAAGGCATAGAGACATCATAATACTCTGGGTCCGTGTAGAACACGAATTTTTCCTGCCTGTAATGATGAATCGTTGGCGGTGCGACTGCACTATCATCATCACTCTCTCTGTCCTTCAAAGTATCACGTAGAGCGTCCTCTCGTCCCAAGCCATCTTGTACTTGATTCACTAGTGCATCAACAGCTAGCTTGGGTCCCCTATGGGTGCTCGGGCCTAGAACCCCGCGCTTAAACTTGATCACTCCCGTCTTAGGAGGACCAGGATTGGGTTCAATTCCCGCTCTCATCTGAAGGATCCTGTTTTGCGCCAATGACATGACATTCGAGTCATCGCACAGGTCACGATCTTCCATGTCCTTCAGCTTGTAAGCACCCTGTCCGCGCAGTGCAAGACGGATCGTCTTGATCTTTGCCCAAGGTGCAAAGTAACGG